CCTTTATTACAGCCGATCCAATTACAGGAGTGACTAGCGTAGGAGGCGCGGCAAGAGTGGCACTTGTCGGTGCAAATACATCCATAAAATGGGCTTTCACTTACACACCAATCACATAAGGAGTATTTACCATGGCGCTTAAAAAAACCATTGAATTGCCTAGCGGCATAAGCATTGCAGACGCATACATTCGAGTAGAGAATGTTACTGTAAATAAGTTGCAAATGACTTGGAAAATTGCATACTTTGTAGAAGTTGGCAAGCCAGCATTTCAATCAGATATGCGGTCGGGCGATTACGATATTGGCGGGAGTAATCCAATTTCACAGGCTTACATCAGTATGAAAAATATGCCTGAATTTTCTGACGCAATCAATTGTTAAGGAAATAAAATGACTATCAAGTGGACAATTGAAAAATTAAAAGTTACTGGTGACACCAATATCGTGACGCAAATTCACTGGCGTTGTGAAGATGGTCAAGCCGCTTGTGCTGGAGTTCGTGATGTAGTGCTTGGCGACACTTTTACCGCTTACGATCAACTGACTGAGCAACAAGTACTTGGGTGGGTATTTGAACCTAAAGTGATTTATTTGCAAGATGCAAATGGTGATGTAGTTGAGACCGTAACCCGCAATATTAAAACCGAAGCCGAAACCGAAGTATCTGCATTGTTGACTAAACAATCTGTTGACCCTGCACTGCCTTGGATAATTGATTAATTAAAAGGAATCCGATATGTCAACCAACTCACAAATTGCTTTTGCCCCACTTGGCGAAACCGTAGTAGTTCCTGCGGCGGCAAGTGCCCCGACTGGCGTTCAGGCGTTGGTTAGCGGCAGACTTGATGCACAGGGTACAGGTCAATACCGCATCATCAATGACAGCGTTTATACGGTGTTTCTGGGTGTTGGCACGACTGCGGCATTGGCTACGGCAAACGCTGTTGCCCCAGTCTCAGGCAACCCAAGCCCAGCCATCGTGCTTGTGCCTGGGGCGGTGGAGATTTTGCGCTTTGCACGCACATCGTATTTCAGTGGTCTTGCATCAGCGGCGGCAACTGTCTATATCGTGCAAGGCGAGGGCATTTGATGCTCGAGGATACCGACACACGACTAGCGGTACATGAGGCGGTTTGTGCTGAGAGGTACACCGCCATTGAAAAGTCGTTTGAGTCTGGTTCTCAGCGCATGACCCGCATTGAGTATTTGCTTTATGTGGTGATTGCGGCTGTATTGCTTGGCCCAGGTTTTGCTGGTGAACTGGTCAAGAAAATACTGGGGTTGTAAATTGACCCCATTGCGGCATTTGCGCTCTGCAAAAGTGCCTATGAAGGCATCAAGGGTTGCGTTGCCGTTTACCAAGACTTAAAAAAAACTGGCAATGACCTAACCAAAATCACCAGCGAAGTTGGTGGTGCACTGTCAAACTTCTTCAAGGGTCAAGCGGAACTTGAATCCAATCATGAAAAAGCAGAGTTTCAGCGAGAAGAAAACAAACGCAAAGGAATCAAAGACGATCTTGCCACACAAGCCATAGACAATGTGATGTTTCTCAGGCAGACAAAGCAGTTTTACGCCGACCTTGAGAAAATGGTGCGCTGGGAGATGGGCCAACCTGACCTCTGGCGTGAAATTGTTGAAGAGTATCAAAAGCTGTTGGACCAGAAATCAGAGCAAGCGGCTCTGGAACTGCATCAAAAGCGGGTGAAAGCATGGCGGCGACAAAGATTAAAAAATCAGATTCTGGACAGGGTGCTGGAAACAGTGGCGGTGGTTTTCGTGGTCGCTTACCTGATATGCCTAATGTGGATAATCAATCTGAATCATCTGGGTCGTTTGGATACCTTCTGGTCCTAGTCCTGTTTGCACTTGTCTTTGTGTTGGTGTTGCCCCTTGTTGGCATGATGTACATGGATACGATGGTGGTAAGGCGAGAAGCCAAGGCCCAGATGGAAAAAACCGAAAAACTGCGTAAGAAAATTGAAGACGAAAGGAAAAAAGATGACGGAAAAACTGGAAGCCAAGTCGGCCCTCATTGAAAAGGTGGCGTTTGCCCTGCTGCCAATCCTGTTCACTTGCGTAGTCTACCTGATGAACGCCTTGTCCACTTTGTCGCATGAAGTGACCATTCTGAACAACAAGATCAGCTTGGTGGTGACCTCAGACAACAAGCAGGCCAGCAACACTGGGGCAGAGCTTGCCCGTGAGAAGCTGCGCCAAGACTTGGAAAAAGAAGTGCAAAAGAACCGGGATGACATTCAAGTCAACCGGATGCACATCGCCATTCTTGAAGAAAAAATTGGTGTCACTCAACGCATAAAAGGAAAATAATGCTAACCCTGTTCTCATCCCTAATCAGCTTCCTTATGGGGGGCCTACCCAAAATCCTTGAATTTATCCAAGACAAGTCCGACAAGAAGCATGAACTTGCATTGGCGGCAATGCAGACAGAGCGTGAATTGACCTTAAAAAAAGCTGGCCTTGAGGCACAAGAACGCATCGAACATATACAGACTGAGCAGATACAGATTAACGCAGATGTGCAGATGGCTCAGACCCAGATGCAAGAACGCCAAGCCCTATATGCCCATGATGTGGCACTAGGGCAAGGTGCATCAACCTGGGTGATTGACATGAGGGCGGCAACCCGTTCAGTCATTACCTACGGAATGTTCATCATGTTTATGTTTGTTGAGGTGTTTGGTTTTTATTACGCATGGCACACTGATGTAGCCTTTGATGTGGCACTAAATCATTTGTGGGATGATGAGACTCAGATTATCTGGGCTTGCATTGTTTCGTTTTGGTTTGGTGGTCAGGCGTTCAAAAAATGAACATCAGCATCCAAGCTGTTGAGATGCTCAAGCACCATGAGGGGGTGCGGTTTAAGCCTTACCGATGCCCAGCAAAACTTTGGACAATAGGAGTTGGTCATGTTTTATACCCAGATCAAGGCAAAATGCCAGTCGATCAAAGAGATGGTTATCAGCTACGCCCAGAAGATAACCGCACGTTTTCAGCAGAAGAAGTAAACGCCATTCTCAGAAACGATCTCACAAGGTTTGAACGTGGAGTACACACTTTATTTCCTGTCGATCTCAGCCAAGGGATGTTTGACAGTCTTGTTTCTTTTTCTTTTAACTGCGGTCTTGGAACAACCCAGCGTTCAACGCTACGCCAAAAGGTGCTTAGAGGCGACAAGGCGGGTGCTGCGGATGAATTCCTAAAGTACACCAAGGGCGGTGGCAAAGTCTTGCCAGGACTGGTTAAACGCCGCCAAGATGAACGGGCGCTATTCCTCCATCCATAACAGTATCTGAACGAATACCCAAGCAACTGCCACCACAACGGCAGCGCCCAGGCATAGGATTAGCAACAATCCGATCACATGACCCCCCGCATTTCCCAACCAAGCAAAAAGTAATTCCAGCGGGTTGTCATGTTTTGATTTGTGAACTTTTCACCGTCCCACTCAAGTTCAGATTCCGCATACCCTTTGCCCGTCATTAGGGCAATAAAAACCGTTCGTGCTTTCATGCTTGTCCCCTTGTTTTCAACATTTTCGGCGTACCGCATGATCTGGTGTTTGCGTGACCCCTGCATACCCCAATCCCCTTGCCGCTTTGCTAAATCCTCAAATGCTTCATCTTCTTCAGTCATGTCAAACCCTCACTAAAGTTGTGCGCCATTCCCTTTCCTGGCGCTTTGATTTAGATGCGACTGTTTTGCCTGTTAACTCAATCCAGCCCAGCGTTTCAAGTTCTTTTAAACGCCTAGCCACTTGGTTGCCATCCAGACCCGTGTGGGTGGCGATTCCATCTTTGCCCAATGGCCCGTGTTGGACAAGGCATTGGACAATGATTGAACCATGCTTTTTAGCCAATTCCTTGGCTGAATCCGCTGCCACAAACGAGGTCAGCGGGTCAGATTTACGCACTCGCGGAAATATGAAATCAAACATGGTTAGAACGCCAGATCGTCATCGTTATCTGCTGGCAAGCCCTTGGGTTCGTAGGGCTTGGGGTCGTTCAAATAAGCCCACCCGTCCCAACCGTTTTCCTTCAGTGGGATTACATCCAGTTTGAGCATTTCGCCATTGCGTGTGTCAATGATTGACCCAATGCGCTGATACCTGTTTTTGGTCTGGCCTTCTTTGTTGGTGTACTGGCCCACGATGGCGGTGATTTCTTTTTTGACTTTAGACATTATTTGCTTTCAATGATTGCGTTGAGTTGTTGAACTTGGGATTTGACTTCTGCAAGAAATTTGACAATCTCTGCTTCAATCTCTGCGATGTATGTGTCATCACGGTCAACCCGTTTGACAAACAATTGCGCCTTCTCTGGCATTCGTGGGTCAAACACCACATAGTCAGTCCACTTTCGCCCTGTGCAAGCCATTTGAAATTGCATCTGGGCAAAATATTTTCCTGGCACTTTTTGGGATAACAGCGTTTCAATCATGGTCAAAGTGTTTGGGCACTTGATCTCCACAAGGCCATCATCCCCAACAAGGCCATCAGGGGACGCACCAGCCCACTCAATTGTTGGATGACGCACAAACCCGACTTCCTCCACCATTACGCCCTGTGTGGCCTCATAAGCGGCCCTGGCAAATGGTTCGGTATCTGTGCCCCACTGCATAGCGGCATTGGTGTATGACTCTTGTTTGGTAAAGGTCAGGCGTTCCACCACAAGCTGGGCCATGTAGTTATCGCGACTGGTGCTGTAACCTGTCTTGGTCTTGGCGATTACGTCTGCCACTCTGCTGGCGGTAACTTTTCCCAAACGTTGGTAAAACCATTCACTAGACCCTTGGATAATTTCAGTTTCCATTTCGTGCCTCCATCATTTCATTAGCCATAGCGGAAGCGGCTAAAGCCGTATCCTTAAAATCCATATCAGATCGCCAATCAGAATCAGACAACAGTGCTTGCATGGCAAAGATGGCAATAAAGTCTTTAAGGGTTATTTCCTCAAGACCGATTTCTTTTTTCTTTCTCATGCTTGCCCCTTTGTTCCTTCACCCAACCAGTCATCGTGCATCTTTAACAAATATGCTCTGGCATCGTTATTCACTTTTTCTTCTACCAGTTTGGCAAAAGCTATAAGTGCCTCTAAATAAATGCCATCAAGGTGTGGACGCATACCAATCAATCCGCATTCTTGTGCCATCTCAATGATTTCATCTTGTGTCATGCTTTTTCCTTTGCTTTGGCAATGCGGTCTGCCTTGGCTTTGATGACCTTGGCAATCCAATTCTGGTCGCCCTTGCAAGCATCGTAGGCAGCTTTGTAGGCGGTTTGCAGTTCTTCTTTGTTGGCGCTGGCATCGATGGCGGCGATGTGGTCTGCCATCATTCCTGCATCAATCTGTGGCGCAGGGCGGCTGGCGGCTACACCGTCATCGTCATCTGGTGAGAGGCCGCTGGCGGTTAAAAGGCTATATCTCCGCGCATAAGTCAAGGCACTACCAAAACCCATTGCATCGTGCTTGCTGGCTGGGACATGAAGCATTCCGCACTCCATCACTTCCCCAGATTCATGCACAAACATTGTTTCAACCATCACGCCATCTTTGCATTCATAGGTGCGTTGCATAAGACCTATGCCATTAGCGTTTAAAGCCCCAACAACAGCATCAATGCAAGAACTAAGGTCTGCGTACTTAGATTTGAAATGAGGGTTTACAGACGTTTTTAATGCCTTGCCAAATTGTGATTGTGCTTTGACAAAAGCGGCGGCGATTTGTTTTCCAATTGGTGTTTCCATAATGTTTCCTTAATAAGCGTATTTAGGGCCGCAAGTGACTTCCACCACAGTCTCGACTGTGTAGCCATTGATCTTGCGTTTTGCGTATAGCGGGATGGCGCGGAGGCCAGATGATTCGCACTGGCGCACAGCATCGATAACCTCATTCCTGCCCATTGGCTGCACTTGTTTGTCAACAATCAAATCCTGATTGGGCGCTTGGGGTGCTGACCCTGGCAAGCTAGAGCAACCAGCGGTAACCCAGGCCATCCAGCACAAAAGTGAGTATGTGATCATCTTCATTCCGATTCCTTTGCGATCAAACGCAGTTCTAACTCTTTGATGTATTCCTGGGCAATCTCTGTGGTTTGGATGTAGCCCCGCAAATGGGACTCAAGCAAGCCAACGTGATAGGCCAAGCGGTTGGCAGCGGGTTCGCCTTCATACTGTTTGTCAGCAATGAATTTAATGTTTTCAATAATTTCGTTAGCGTTCATTTATGCTCTCCAAACAAACAGGTCAAGGGCCAGCACCACCAAGGCACACACGGCAAGCGCCATGATGATCTTGTCGGTGGTGGAAATGTGGGCAACGTGGATTTCTATGGATGCGCCATATTCCACGGTGTGGGGGAATGCTTCATTCATCGTTCTGGGGTATTTCATCTTCATCCTCTGGTTGGGTGTCGGGGTTGTAGTCTGATTGGCGGGTGAGGATTTGCCCCCACCGCCATTCTTCATAATCTTCTGTAAACATGGTGGGATGGGGCTTGCGCCCCTTGAGTTAAGAGTAGGACAAGCCTTGGAACTCAAAAGAATCTGCAAACTCTGGCGCAACAGATTTGCGAATCTCAACTGAGACGCAACCAATGCCGTAGCGTTGTGCCAAGTAGTCCTTGGCATCGGTGGTATTGGCAACCACCAAAATTGTGGTGGCGCTGAAATCGGTGGGAGAGAAAGTGAAATCGGTCATGTGACCTCCTAAAAAGACCCTTATGCGTTTTGCTAGGGCATGGGTGCATTGTATAGCAATCTAAACATCACGCAAGAACTTTTTTAAATTATTTTGTAGGTAGTTTCCCTAATCTGTGGTTTTTTGGCAAAGTATAGTAAACTTAACACATGGACAAACAACAGGCAATTAAACTGGCAGGGTCACAGAGTGAGCTTGCAAGAATTTTGGGCATCACCCGTGGCGCAGTTAATCAATGGAAAACCATTCCAGAGGGACGGATGTGGCAGTTAAAAAATTTGCGCCCTGAGTGGTTCAAGCGGAAAATTTGTGTATAGTTGAGACACGGCTACCTTTAGCGGGGGAAAAGGCGATTCGTTACCGCCCTGCCGATGTTTCTTTTCAGTAACGTCAACCGAGAACGTAAGGTTTTATGCACTACTACCAACACCATATTGGTGATTTCATCAAGGCCACGGCAAGGCTTACCGATGGTCAATCAATGGCTTATTTGCGGCTTTTGTGGATGTACTACGACACAGAAAAGCCTCTTAAGCCCGATACCAAAGTCTTGGCTTTTCAGATTGGCACAACCATTGAAGAAACAGAATTGCTTTTGGAATCGTTTTTTTGGTTGGCAGAAAGCGGCTGGCATCACACAAGATGCGATCAAGAAATTGCCGATTACCGCGCATTCCTTGAGAAAAAATCCAACGCTGGTCGAGCATCTGCTGAACGCAGGAAGATCAACAGTTCAACGGGTGATGAACAGGTGTTCAACAGCAGTTCAACAGATGTTCAACTAACCACTAACCATAAACCACTAACCAATATATATAAAGAATCTAAAGATTCTTTGTCGGCAGGATTGCCGACTTGCCCTCATCAGGACATTCTGAATCTTTACAAAAAGCATTTGCCACAGCTTGCCCAGCCAAGGGTGTGGGATGGGGTTAGGCAGACCAACCTACGGCAAAGGTGGTTGCAAGCCGCCAAACCGTCTGTATTCAGCCCACAGGGGTATGCAAGCCAATCGGATGGGTTGACATGGTGGGATTCCTTTTTTGCCTACATTGCCAACGACACCAAGCTGGCCCAGGGGTTTGAAACCAAGGACAGGACATGGCGACCTGATCTGGTGTGGATAGTGAACGCAACCAATTTCGCCAAAATAATTGATGGAAAGTACCAAAAATGAACTTTGTAAAACCAGACACCAAAAAAGACCCGCTAGACGATGTTCAGCGCCTGATGTGCAGTGTGCCAGGATGCCCCAAACGCTGGTCGGTTCACATGGAAGGCCAGCGCCCGATGTGTTCCGAACACCAATGGTCTGGGAGTAAACCCGCCAAAAAGGACATTTCTGCCTTGTTGCCCAACACCAAGCCCGTGAAACATTGGATGGATGATGAGGCATTTTGATGAACTACTTTGAAGCACACAAACTTTTAGACAGGGTAAAAGATGGACAAACCATCAGCCGAGCCGCGATTGACTATGCGCTTTTCCTTACAGGAGATGCGCCAGAGCGAGGCCAGAGAATGGATTTTGAGATACCAGCAGAAAACCAAGGAACTGGGCAAGGCCAAGGCATCAGCATGGTGGCAGACCACGATTGCCGACATTTCCAGGCGCAGGGGTGAACCCGCTGCCGATGACTTACGAAAGAGAATGAATGAGATACGCCGCCAGGGTTGATGCCAACCAAAAGCAAATCATTTCAGCATTGGAGGCCGCTGGCGCTTATGTCTGGGTCATTGGCCTACCAGTTGACCTTTTGGTGGGATACAAGGGGCATACCTTTCTGGTCGAGGTCAAGAATGGCCCCAAAAGGCGTTTAACGGCCCTACAAGCCGACTTTTTTGAAAGTTGGCGCGGAGGTACATTGGCAAGGATTGATGGCCCTGACGGGGCTTTACGCATGATTGGAGTTTTGCAATGAAAAATGAAAAATACACTTTTGGTTGGTCAGACCCCAGAGGAACTTATGGAACACCCAAGGTTAAATGGGAACCCATAAGCTACAACCACAAATACGATTGGGGGCTATATTTGGCTTATGTAGGGGTAGCTACTGGCGTGTCAATGACTATTGCACCTATGGCATGGGTTCAATTTTTTACATGGTTATTTTCATGAAACCAGAAGAAGCGGCGCAAGCCATAAGAGACAAAGCCCCAGCTTATGGCAACGCCAAAGCCCAGCGGGTTTATCTCGAGGAATTCCGCAAGTCTAAAAAAGCCCTTTTGATGAAAGATGCCTTGCAAATGGGCTACGAGGCGGCAAACGCCCAGGAACGCGAGGCTTACGCAGACCCCGAATATCACACCTTGCTAAAAGGGCTGGCGGCGGCAATAGCCCAGGAAGAAACGCTACGCTGGGAGATTGAGGCATCAAGGCTTGATATTGAGATTTGGCGAACAAAAGAGGCCACCAACCGAATGCAAGACAGGGCGCACCAATGAAATGTCCAGAATGCGG